AGGTTGTGGCTGAGAAAGAGCAGACCTTTAAGGAGAAACTTGAGGCAAGACAAAACATATACGGACAATCAGGAAACTCTAAGAAAATAGAACTAGCACTTAGAGAGTCTTTTGCTGCAGATAAGCCAAAGGCCGAACCTGTTGAATGGTCAGTTGGTGAGGTCGTTGATAACTTGCCTAAGTCTGAGCCAATGCCAATGCCTTGTGAGAATGGCAAGACGAAGTTACTTCAAGGTATCAGCAAAGGCGGAAAGCCGTATTACGGTCATGTATGTAATTGCGGAAAGCCTAAAGATCAACAATGCCCTGCCCAATGGGCGAAGTTATCAGCCAATGGACGCTGGTACTTCGACGGTCAAGAAAATGGGTGACATGGAAATCATTGAGCCAAGTGGCTTAAGGTTGACCTTTACTGATAATGGAGTGGTACCAGATTTCGTACCATTGTCAGAATGTTGCGAGATATGCAACGACCCAAGAATGATAAATGAAAACGGCGTACTTAAATGCGTCGTTTGTCATGGGATAAACCACATAGAGTACAAATCGAATGATAGTTGAACTTAGTAAGGACGAGGTTAGGGTTTGCACTCAGTTAGCCATTGAAAGATGGTTGGCCAAATGGGATTCTATTGATCGTCCTAACTATGCTGAAGGCAAGGCCAATGGCAAGTTAGAGCATGAGGTACTAGCCAACATAAGAGCCAACGTATGCGAATGGGCAGTTGCCAAGTTATATAACATTTCATGGAATGTACCTTGGTATCCAAATGAGTTGCATCCTCTACGACATGCAATTTCAGACGTTGGCTTTCAATGTGAGGTTAGATCAGTAAGAACGGCAAGGGCAGTTCCTTTTTGGGAAAAGGATATGAATAAGTTGTTGATCGCTACTAAATGCCTTGATGAGGCTACTTTCTCCCAAGTCTACGTTTTTGGCCACCTAGAACCTCATTTGTTTATGATTGATGAGTTTTACGATGATGAGATAAGTGGCTGGAGAATACCTTTAGAATTGTTTGAGTTGGCAGATGAGCCAACACCGTAAACATAGGGGTTACCGCACTCAAAAGGTGGTAGCAGAGTACTTGAGGACTTGGTACCAGTATGCCGAGTCCTCAGGGGCTGGTCGTCAAGGCAGCGACATTCTAGGCACACCGTATGACATTGAGGTTAAAGCCGTAACTAAGTTCAGTCCTTTAGCATGGATTAAACAGACTAAATCAAGGAAATCCGATAAACTTGGCTTCGTAGTTCTACGCTGCAACGGTCAAGGAGAAAGGGCTGGAGAGTATGTCGTACTTTTGCCCCTTGATGACTTTATGAAGGTGTTGCATGGTTGAGCCAGTACGTTGCCCTAAATGTGGGGCGTGGATGATGGAAGGTTTAACCTGCTCAATATGTGCAAAGATCAATGCCCCGAGTGCTTAAGGTACAACACTAGTACGACAACCTATAACAAAGATTACTTTCATGAATGTAAAGATTGTGGTCATGAATGGAGTGAAGGTTATGGATAAAGAATCAACTGACATAGATTGGGCTTATCAAAATGCCCTTAGAGAGCAATGGCTCAAAGATCATCCGGAAGCAAGTTACATAGGTTGGACTTCAATATAAGTTACATAGTGTGACAGAGATCACATCTCACATAGTGAGACGATAGGAGAAACCATGCGTAACCGATTTGACAAGGCAAGTACGCTTCAAGTCTGCGACGCACCTAAAAGTGCGAACGCAAGCCCCGATAGGGGACGGCTTGCGAGTTCGCTGCTTGTAGCATTTGGGGTGTGTATTGTCTTAACTGCGTTTAGCCTTCAGTCGAAAGAGATTGATTCCGTTCAAGCATTACAACCTAAAAGAATGATTACTTACAAAGAGTATGCAAAACTAAAGATAGAGTCCATAAAACAATATAAATGCCTTAGTACGTTATACGGTAAAGAGAGTGCTTGGAATAGCAAAGCAGTAGGAAACCTAGATGGTACTAAGCGTGTATACGGTATACCTCAAGGTAAGAGTGAGTACCTACGTACCGCTAATGGATATGAGCAGATAGACTGGGGACTGTCATACATAGCCCATAAGTTTGGTATTGATGATGATGGTTATATCAATGCCTGTAAAGCCTATAAGCATTGGCAACTAAAGGGATGGCATTGACAAACAAAGCATTAGGTACGCAGCAATGGAAGGACTTACGCCTTAGAGTATTGGCAAGGGATGGTTACGTCTGTACCTATTGTGGTACGCACCTTGAGGGTGGCAACGCTACTGTTGACCACATAACCTCACGCAAAACAGGGGGCAGTTTGTTTGACTTAGACAACTTAACCTCAGCATGTAAGCGTTGCAATTCCAAAAAAGGTAGCCGTTTTTTAAGCCTAGCGTCTACCCCCCCTGTCTCTCAAGACTCATCTCTCCCTGAGACGCAGATCACACGACCAGCGTCACCTTTTGAAAAGCCATGACAGCCAATCCAAAACTGAAGGTAGTCAAAGAAAGCCCGACCAAGCGAGGGGCAAAGAAAAAACCGCTATTAGGTAGCACAAAACCTAGAATTCAAACCCCGCCGTTAAAAGGTGCGTCCCGAATCGCTGAGGTTGTGGATTTAGCGAAAAAAATTGGTATGCCGTTGCTGCCTTGGCAAGAATACGTACTTGAGGATATGTTGAAGGTTGATACTGCTGGGAACTTTCAGCGTAAGTCGAATTTATTGTTATGCGCTAGACAAGTCGGTAAGACTCACCTTGCCAGAATGAGAATCTTGGCAGGTTTGTTCATATTCAACGAAAAGAACATAATTGCAATGTCCTCAAATCGAAACATGGCATTAGACACCTTTAGGCAGGTAGCCAACACTATTGAGGATAATGAGTTTCTGAATTCGCAAGTAAGGCAGATCAGATACGCTAACGGACAAGAATCAATCACTTTACTTAATGGCGCAAGATATGAAATTGTAGCCGCAACAAGAGACGGCAGCCGAGGTAAAACCGCAGACTTCCTTTACATTGACGAATTACGTGAAGTAAGCGAGGAAGCGTTTAAGGCAGCAGTTCCAGTAACTAGGGCAAGACCTAATTCTCAAACTTTAATGACTAGTAACGCCGGTGATGCGTTTAGTACCGTTTTGAACGACATGCGTGAGCGTGCGCTTGATTATCCAAGTAAGACTTTTGGGTTTTGGGAGTATTCAGCACCTTTAGCGGCTAGGACTGACATTCGTAATAAAAAGTATTGGGCAATGGCTAACCCTGCCCTTGGTTACACCATTACCGAGGAAGCAATTGAGGAATCTATTGCTACGAACTCGATTGAAGCCACTTTAACTGAAACCTTATGTATGTGGATTGATTCGCAGGTTAGTCCTTGGACTTTTGGCTCAATTGAGGCTTGTTCTGTATCAGAACTTGCTTTGCCAGTAGGTGCCATGACTGTAATGGCGTTTGACGTTAGCCCAAGCAAAAGATCAGGTGCATTAGTCGCTGCCCAAATTATTGATGGCAAGATTGGCGTTGGCGTAATGGAAACCTTTAGTAGTGAGGTTGCCATTGACGAACTCAGAATGGCTAGTTCAATAAATGAATGGGCTATTAAGTATCGACCAGTTCAAATTGCCTACGACAAGTACGCAACCGCCTCTATTGCCCAACGCTTAAGTCAAAGTGGTCATAAATTAATTGATATTAGCGGACAGACCTTTTATCAAGCGTGTGGGGAATTATCCGACAGTCTTTCTAATTTGCGGATTGTTCACTCAGGTCAAACTGAATGGGTTTCGTCAATGAATAATTGCGCTGCCAAATATTCGGACGCAGGCTGGAGAATTATCCGCAGAAAATCAGCCGGAGACGTCTGCGCCGCAATCTCAACCGCAATGGTTGTTCACATGTTGAGCAAACCTATCTCAGTTCCTAAGATTTTTGTCTAACCGTTGTGATATACTTCACCAATGGGATTTTTTCGTAACTTAATCGGATTAGAACCAAAACCACAAATTTCGGCTCAACTAG